CGGTGCTGACAGTCGTCAGGTCCTTGTGTGTGGCGGCGGCCGTGTCCATCGACAGGTTCAGGAGCTCCTGGCTCTGCCAGACGCTCCCGGTCGAGCGGACCAGCTGCGCCTGCGCGTCGCGCATGTCCGACGTCGAGAACGTGACGACCGCCGACATGCTGGAGACGTAGTCCTCGTTCGCCTTGACGACGGCGGCGGTCGCGCCGGTCGACCGCTGTAGCTGGCTGTCGAGGCGCTCGCGGCTGGCCTGCGCCTGCGCGGCGGCCTGCGCCGACGAGATCGCGGCCGCGCCGAGCGCCGTCAAGGCGGCGGCCGCTGGGATCGCCGCCTTCGCCAGGCCTGCCTGGAACTTCTGCCCTGTCGTCGCTGTCTTGTCGAGGCTCTTGTCGACGTCGCGGATCGCGCTGACGGCCTGCGCCGTCTCCGCGCCGATCTTGATCACGACGGACGAGATCCCAGCCACTACAGGAGCCCCGTCGAGTGGAGCAAGGCCTGGATCGCCTTCGCGTACTCGTCAGCGCCGACGGCCTGGGCGCGATCGACTGCTGGGCGGATCCAGTAGCCGCCGCCTGTATGCGGCGCGGCGAAGTTGGCTCCGCCGCGCTCGGAGCCCCAGAGGAGCTCGCCGCTCGGCGAGCCTCTGGAGCCGACTCCCTGGCCGCCGCCGAGCTCGATCCCGATCTCCTCGCCCAGGACGACCCTGGCCGCTCCAGCGACCAGCCTGGCCTGGGGAGTCGGACTCGCCAGCGCCGTCAACCGCAGGAGCCGCAGGAGCCCCTCTGCCGTCCCAGACCCCCCCTGGCGTAGGGTCGTACTGACCGGGAGCTCCAGAGCCGCCTCGACCGATCTGAGCGCCTGCTGCGGCCGTTTTAGCTCGCTAGTGTCGACGCTGACCCTGGCCGAGCTCATCGCCGCCGTCCCAGAATGTCCGCAAGCGTCGCGAGCATCTCTGGCTCCTCCTCCAGCAGCAGGCTCGGCGGGATCCCTGTGGCGGCGGCGATCGCGGCCACTAGTCGTCCGACCGATCCTGGAGGGTAGGAGGGACGTCGGCCTTCCCCTGGTCGACTCCCTCCAGCGAGTCGAGCTCGACGTCGTCGACCTGGAGACTCCAGTCGTCGAAGTCGTCCCAGTCCCTGATCGGCTTCAGGTGTTCCCGCTGGATCGCGGCGAAGGCCAAGTAGCGGGTCATCGTCATCGGCGGCGACTGGTCAGGCTTCGCGCTGAAGCCGTGCCGCATGGCGTAGAGCTCCCAGGCCGCATACTCGGCCTGTCGGACTTCGACGCCGACGACTCGGCCGTCCCGGAAGCTGATCGTCCCTGACAGGCGGATCACTTGCTGGCCGCCTTCGCCCTGCCAGCGCTCATCGCGGCCGCTCCGCCTGTAAACGCTGGCTTCCCGACGCATGGCCAGGAGAAGTCGTTGACGAGTTGCTCTCCGACGTTCCCACCGATCGGGAACGCTGACATGACGACTTCGCCGGTCAGGATCGTCGGCGTCGGCTCGTCAGTGTTCGGCGTCCAGACGAAGGCGACCGTCTCGCCGTCGTTGTCGTACGCATAGCGGGACAGGCCGCCAGGATTCTGATGGTCGTCGATCGCCGAGCCGTCCAGGGTGTAAGTCGTCGTGAGCTCTGGCGCAGGATCCGGGACTGCCAGCGTCGGAGTACCGTCCTGGCTGTTCGTCGAAGGTGTAAGCGTGATCGCGCTCACCTGGACGCCGAACTCTTCGGGGGTTGTGCCGAGCGTCAGGGTCCCGGGACCCAGTCGGCTGTCGTGGAACGTGGTCATGCTTGCTCCTCCAGTGTCGAGACGTTGACGCGGACGTGGATCAGGTACGCCGGGAGGCCGCTGGGGTTGATCGGCGAGCTCCAGGTCGTCGGCTCTGCTGTGTGTTCGCCGAGGACGGGGAGCAGCAGCGCGACGGCGGTCAGCAGCGCGTCGAGGCCTGCCTGGCCTGGCTCTGTGACGACGACGCGGACTGGGACGAGCAGGCCGATCGTCCGCATCGTCGCCGCTCCGGTGATCGTCGGAGCTCCGACCAGGACGCCAGGCGGCTGGAAGTCTCCAGAGTCGCGGGTGACGTCCAGGCCGACCTCGGCGATCGCGGCGACGATCCCGTCCAGCGCGGCCAGGATCAGATCGGCTGGCGTCGTCGGCGGCGAGCTCACAGCGCGATCGGCCTCCGCGATCCGATCAGCCGCAGAGCTCGCTGGTAGGCGAGCGCGTTGTCTCCTGGGATATCGATCCCGTCCGCATAGGCGGCGTATCCGCTGGGACTCGCCTTGGCCTGGTAGATCAGGCTGGCGTAGATGATCGTCCCCAGGCGGACGTCGTCTGGCGGCGGATCTGGGCTGGCGACCAGGTCGAGATCGGAGCGGCGGCCTTCGGTGTACGCCATCGCCGCCGCCGTCGAGTCGTTCAGGCGCTGGTCGTCGACCATCGGTCCGATCCAGGCCTTGACGTCGTCTGCTGTGATCCAGTCGTCGGGCATGTCTCCTCCTCTCCGCCTCGACCGTCGCTCCAGGAGCTCCTGGAGCGACGGCCTGGCGGCCGAGCCGAGCGCTCCCTCAGGAGCGCTTGCGGCCGCTCTCCTCCGCCGTTGCAGCAGGATCGGCGGCTGGCGTCCAGGTCGGGATCCGGACGGCTCCTGCGACTCCGCCGAGCGTCTCTCGCTCCTGGAGCTTCGCGAAGAACCCCGTGACGCCGATCTCCATCGACAGCGCCTCGACGTTCGCGACGCTGAGCCGGATCGGAGTCGTCTCGCGGAGCTCCAGGAAGTCGCGAGCCGTCACCCAGGCGTCGGTCGCGGCGACGTCGGGACTGGCGACGACGGAGAGTCCGGCGATATTCGCGTTGCCCTGCGCGTCGGCCGAGCCGCCGCTGAACAGCGCCACGCCTCTGGCGTCGATGAGCTTCCCGTACGCCGTCCCGCCACAGACCAGGAGATTCGGAAACGTCCGGTATGCGGCCATGAACGCTGCGAAGCCTCCGCCGAGTGTCGTCACGGTCGAGGCGGACGTCGGGAACGAGGCGGCGACGTCAGCCTCGACGTCCCGGTAGTACGACTTGACCGCCTGCGAGAACACCTCCTCGACGTACGAGGGAGCCGACCGCTCGACCAGCGCGACCGACGCGGAGCCTCCCCAGGCCCACTGCTTAATCGGCATGTCCTGGTTCCCGATCACGACGGGTCCCGTCGGGATCCCGGTCGTCTCGTCGAGGACCCAGTTTCCGTCTGGCCTGGTCGTGACATGCGGCCGCCGGATCAGCATCCCAGCGGCTGGCATGTCGGCCTTGCTCATGGCGTTGAACAGCGGCCGGTCAGCGCCCAGGCTGTCGATGATCTGCTGGACGTAGACGATCGGGATCACGCCTGGCTCTGTCGTCGTCGTCTCCAGCGTCAGCGCGGCCTCGATCCGCTGACGAGCTCGCACGTTGCCCTTCGCGGCCTGGACGTAAAGCTGGACGAACTCTCCCGCTCGGAGCTCCGGAGCCGGTCGCTCCGCGACGATGATCGGCGGCCGATGCGCCTCGACTGGCGCAGGATGCGCCTCGACTGGCGCAGTCGTCGGCTCGTCCGCTGGCTGTGTCTCCTCTGGCATGTCCTCTCCCTTGTCGCTGGCTGTCACAGTGTCGACCTGGGCTCCGACGTATCCCGCCAGAGCGACCAGGCTTGTCTCGGCCAGGCGGCCGAGTTGGACGAGCAGGCTCCCGTCCTCCTGCTCCTGGAACTCCTCCAGGTCGACGCCGACACTCAGGCCGCGTCGGGATCCGCTCTGCGCCTGGACGAGCGCCTCGTCGCCGTCCCTGGTCGGATCGACTGCCCAGCGAGCTCGGACGCCGTCGTCCTTGGAGCTCGCGTCGACCAGGACGCCGACTGGCCGCTGGACATCGTGTCCGAGCAGCAGCGGCGACCCGTTCTCGGCGATGATCGAGCCTGTCTGGAACGTCACGGACTGGCCGAGCGGACCGACCCTGGCGGCCTGGTTGTACGGGACTGCCAGGCCTGCGATCTGCCGTCTCGGAGACTCGCCGGCCGACTCGTCGACCTTCTCCTCCGCGACGATCTCCAGCGGCATCGGCTGGAGCACTAGTCGTCTCATGCTGGCGTCTCTCCTTCCGGTGTCTGTGGGACTTCCAGGCCGACGCTGGGAGTCGCGACCTGCGCGAATCGGAGCCAATCGGCCGTGTCGAAGTAGACGCGCTGACCGCGCGGTGTCACGCCTGGCATCGAGAACGTCTCCTCGATCGTCCGCAGGTACGGCGCGATCGCCTGCTGGACGACCTGGACGAGGCTCGCGACGACGTTGGCGTACGTCGCCGAGTGAGCTCGGCCGGTCGGACTCGCGCCGACGCTGGCGACGGGGACGTTCATCACCCGGGCGAGCTCCGTGTCCTTCGACGCCAGCGCCTCGACAAGTTGGAGATCCGCCGCGTCTGTGGCGACGCGCTCGTACCGCATGCTCTGGAGGAAGGCAGTCGCGCCTGTCACCCTGGCCGCGTCGAAGCCTTCGACGATCGCCTTCGCGTCCTTGTCGCCGACCTCGGCTCCCTCGTTGTAGAGGACGCCTGGCGGGACCGGGATCGTCGCCGACCTGGTCGCCGCCGCCTGGAGCGTCAAGGCGTCGAGGAGGACACCTGCCGAGTCGCGCAGGACGCCGAGGCCGGGCATCCAGAAGCGGAGGACGTCCTCCGGCGACACGGAGACTCCGCCGACCAGGTACTCGCGCACCCTGGAGAACTTGCCCCAGTCGGGATCCTCTCGGACGCCGACGGTCGCCCAGGGCAGGCGACGAGCTCGGCTGGGGAAGCCTTCCGCGTCTCGGCGCAGGACGAGCCAGTAGGAACTCCCGTACCAGATCAGGTCGTCGACCGTCCCGCCGATCGTCGTCGGCCATGTCTCGTCAGGATCTGGCTGGCTGAACAGCGAGCCAGGGTCGAGCTCCTCGTCGCCGCGCAGGCGCTGGACTGATAGCTGGCTGGCGATCCCGACGATCAGGCCGCGAGCGTTGGCGCACACAGACAGCGACATGGCCGCCTGCCTGGAGACGCGAAGCTGAGCGTCCTGCGGCAGGACGATCTGGCCCAGGCCGCTCCTGGCGCTCGGAGCTCGCGGCTCGGCTGGTGATCGAGCGAACAGACGCACGGCGGAGCCTCCCATCGTCGAGTACCGATCCCCCAGCAGTCCGACCCCGTCAGCCTGCCAGGAACAGTCCCTCGACTGGACCCCGTCCAGCCGCGTCGCCGACTCTACCAGGACCGGTCGGACGGAGGCCGCCTGGTACGCTCCGCCGCAGGGTCGAGGCCGTGCCCACACCCAGGAGGGACAGGCTGGAGCGCCTCTCTCTACCCTGGAGCTCGACCCACACCCCCAGGGGAGCCGTCGTCACCCCAGCGGCGGCTCCCTCACCCTGCGCCGCGTCGAGCTCCTACCCAGTCGCGGAGCTCCCAGGCCAGCAGAGCGATCCAGACGACGCGCTCCCTGGAGACATGCCAGGGCAGAGGGTAGAGCTCCTCCTCGTCCTCGACGAGCCGTAGCTGCTCGTTCACTCCGGCGGACTCACGCGGTCACGACCCTTGGCTTCGGCTTCTCGTTGATCTCCAGGGTCGCGCCGACGGCCCAGGTCATCGCCCTGGCGAACGTGATCGGCCCAGGACTCCGCCGCTGGCTGAGGACGGGTCCCGTCTCGCCTGTGTACGCGACGACGGCGGTCAGGACGTGCGCGGCCAGGTCTGGGTCGCCGTCGTGCGCGATCCTCTGCTCGACGATCGCCGTCAGACAGGCTCTCGTCGCCAGGCGGAGCTCCGTTACGCCGACCGGCCGCGTCTCGCAGGGTGCCAGCGGTATCCGACCCTTGAATCCGACGCTGACCAGCAGCAGCGCCGACCGTGGGAGCTCTGTCACGCGAGCCCAGAGATCGTCGATCCGCTTCTCACCCCAGGAGCGGACGACGATCCGATCGCCGACGCGCTGGGTCACGACCAGGACGTACAGAGCGCCGTCCTCGCTGTACTCGCAGGCGGCGATCAGGCGCTCGCCGTTGGCCTGGAGCTCCAGGCCTGGAGCTCGGCAGTCGTCCCACTGGGCTCGCGTGATCGCTCCAGCGATCGCCTGTACCTTCTGGTTCAGGATCTGAGTCCTGAAAACGGCGTCAGGGAGGATCTCTAGCTGGCCTCGGATGAACTTCTCGCGCCTGGCGCTCCAGTGTGGGCTGGCGGCCTTCCAGGCCTCGACGTCCGAGACGAGCGCCGACTGCTCGGCTGACCACTCCAGGAGCAGGACGTCGGCGCTCTCTGGGTCGGCCATCCCTCGCAGTCCCTGGTCCCGGTAGCTGTCGAGCAGGTCGCTGGCGCTGTCGCCCTGGGTCGAGACGACCCATAGCTGGGGACTCTCGCGCTCGAGCATCGTCGGGACGAGGCTGGCCTCGACGGCGCTCCTGGGGACGTTCCAGGCCTCGTCGACGAGCGCCAACGAGACGCTGAGCGAGACGCCCAGATTGTTGGTCGCGGCCTGGACGAGCCACCGATTCGCGCCGATCGCCGCCTCCTCGTTCCCGCGAGCCCAGCGCGGGACGACGGGGAGGCCGTGCGCCAGGAGCCTGTGCGTCGCGCCTCCCCAGAGCTCGATCGCGGCCTGGAACTTGTTGGCCGCGTTCAGGACGAGTTGCGGCTCGCCGAACAGTCGCTCGCCCTGGTCGAGTCGCCAGCCGCAGACGATCTGACCGATCCAGGACTTGCCCGACTGCCGCGAGACGCTGAGCAGGACGGTCGGCCAGCGGAGCGACCCGTCGGCGCGGTGTTCCAGCGCTCGCTCGATCGCCCAGGCCTGCCACGGTCGGACGCGGATCCCCAGCGCCTCCTCGGCCCAGGCGCAGGCTGTCCCGCCGTACGAGCCGACGACGTCTCCAGGCGTCCTCGTCCAGAGCCTGGGGAGTCGGAGCTCCTCCGCCTCGATCCTGCCTGATCCGACGTCTCCGGGGGTAGTCCGAGGAGGCTGAC